CGCGACGTTCGCAAACGGTTCCAAGCCGGTTCGTCCGGAATGGGGCTATGTGATCCGTCACAAACGCGGCGAGGCTGTCCTCGACTTCGTAGCCTAATTGATTCAAACGATTGCCCCAGGGGTTCAATCCCCCTGGGGCAGTCTACATTTATAAAATGGAATCAATTCTTCTGGTTTTGCCTTCGGGCAAAGGCAAGGTTGAGCCCAAAGCAAGAGCTGAGGACTCCAAAACTGCCAAAGCCGCCGGCGAACCAAAAAGCACAGACAAGGTTTCTGGTATACGAATTCCGCTTCCGGTTGGTTTTTCTGCTCCCACTCCAACAAAACCCAGAGCTGAGTTTGATTTTGTAGCTTCGGGTATTATTGACGGTGAAGAGCTTGTTCTAACCAAACTGGAAGGTCTTCCTGTTCCTAACGCAGAGGTGGAAAGCCCCGACGAACATGAAAAGGAAAAAATGGAATTCGTAGATTCTGTTGAGAAAGGTTTTGAACTATGAAAGTAGAGTTTCCAATCCCGCAAGGTTTTACACTCCCGGATGGAGTTAAAGAAGGTGAGACGTTTGAGTTCATGGCAGAGGGCTACATCAAAGGCGATATGTTTTGCCTTTCCTCGGTCGAAGGTAACCCCGTCGGCGAGAAAAAAGAAGAAGCTGCTCCCAAGGACGAAATGGCCTCGAATGAAAACCCGAAAGCCCAAGAAGGCGACTTCGTCGACTCAATCGAGACCGGGATGTCCTGAGCATTTAATCAAGGACCTCGGCCTGGCTATTGTTGAGCAGGCTGTTTGGGATTTGAAGTATGCTCAGAAATACGGCACCCGATCTATGTACCCGGAGGATTTGATGACAAAACAGCATTTTGCATGGTTCTTTAACAAAAAGAACGAACTCTGGCATTTGCTCGGGTTAAACGGTGACGCAATTTGCGACCGGCTCCGGCCTGTTATTGCGAGGTTAAAATGAGCGAAGAACAGTCTGAGATTAGGGAGCGCTTGGCCCGGATTGAGACTAAGGTCGATTCGACCATCGACCTTCTTACAGGCCACGACAACCGTATTCACAAGGTTGAAGGGCATATCAACAGAGGTTACGGGATTGTGGCGACCATTACTCTAGGGCTAACAATGTTTGGTCAATGGTTTTGGGAAAAGCTTAACGGTCGTTAATTATTGACAAAAGACAGGAAGTAATTGATACTCGCATATATGCCGACCCTCATTGTGGTTGCGTTGCTTTTTACGGGTTGCACTACCGTATCTTCCAAGCGTTTGCCCAATTTTGCGACTACTGAAGCCAGGTTGGACGCGGCCTCCGCTGTGGCCAATCCAGAAGCCAAGGTCCATATTGAAGAGGCTAAGAAACAATTAGAGTCGGCTAAACAGGCTTGTTTTGTAAACACCGAGGCTCTCGAGCAGGCCGTAAAAGAACGCAATGATGCTTTAAAGGACGCCGAGGTATGGAAAGCCAAACAAAGAAAAGCCCTTGGTGAATTGTGGATGTGGCGTGGTGCTTTAATTGCGGCCATTCTTTTTGCGGCCCGGGGCCCAATACTTTGGGGGGTTCGTAAGTTTATTGGAATTCCCTGGTGAAGCGCTGGCTCTTCTCAAACATCCAGGGGCTTTTGGCGATAGCCACAGCCACTATCATCTTTTTCTTTTTAGGACCAATCTTACAAGGTTTCGACACCGCGGCCGGCACAGTGGATCTCGGTTCTTTGCACGTTCTGGCTTTTGGGGCTGTTCGCTTTCTTTTTTGTACGTTTATGGCTTGGACGGTTCTTCAATTAGATTGGAAAATGTTGGATCAATACGTCGACCGAGGCGCGCTCAGCGATGACTGGAAGGAATCGGGACCCCGGACAAGGCTGCTTGTTTTTGCAGCCGTGTTTTCTGTCCTGCTACTGGCAGCCATCCTGTCATGCCGATAAGGTATGTTTTCGCGATTACTCTTGCTCTTGCCTACGCCCATCTTTCTTTGGGTGATGAGGGTCAGAGGAGTAAGGTCATCCAGACCGCCAGGCAAGCGATCGGGACAACCGAAGCCACGGGGCATAACGACGGGCCCGTGGTGGACGAGATCTTAGACTCTGTAGGTTTAAAGGGTTCTGGCGCCCCCTGGTGCGCAGCCTTCGTTGTTTGGGTGGGGGACAAGACTTTTACGCGTCCACTCAATCCGTACCCAAGGACAGCCTGGTCTCCTGCTATGTTGTATCGTCCAACTTGGGACAGGGCCAGGCGCGGGGCGCCTCTTAAACCGGCAGATGTTTTTGGTATTTGGTTCAATAGCATGGGTCGGGTAGCACATACCGGGCTTGTAGAGAAAAATGACGGGGAATGGCTTTTAACGATTGAAGGCAACACCAATGGGGGCGGTTCCCGTGACGGAGACGGGGTTTATAGACGTCGTAGGCTGGCAACCAATGTCCTGGGGAGGTCTTGGCTATGAGCCTTCGCATAGGGGCTATTGGCGTTCAAAGAGTGGCCGCAAAGCTCTTGGAGCAGGGGTTTTTGGTTTGCACACCTGTAATTGACGAGGGGTACGATTTGATAACTGACTGGAGAGGCAAACTTAAAAGAGTCCAGGTTAAGACCACGGCAGGCGCCTCGGACACCAAGACTCGAAACAAGCTTAAATTCCTGGCTGTAAAAGGTCCTGGGTACGGATACGGAGCTCTTCTTAAAACCAATAAAGTAAAGACAATCTACAACAAAACCGACTGCGATATCTTTATTTTCTACCACATTCCGCAGGATGCCGTGTTTGTAATCCCACGGGCAAAGCTACCCAAGACAAAATCTATCTATTTCGCTGCTAACTCAGCCTGGCGAGATAACTGGGAAGTATTACGGGCCAAAGGTTGAAACGGCTTTTATTTCTGAGAAAATAACCATATGGCCATAGAAGATTCAGGACGCGAGAGAGCAGGGTTCAACGGGTTGGAAAGTGGCATGGATTCCTCTAGGGAGCCAAACCTGATCAGTCCAAAAAGCTACGCCCTTGGCGTTAACGTCACGGCTCGTGGGGGTACAGTAAAGACACGGCCCGGGTTTGTTCAGCTTGATTTGAAGCCAGATCCCGAAGATCCCGACGCACTTGAGGCGTTTCAAGTAGGGTACTTTCAAGGAGCTACGCTATTTACCCAGCCCGCCAATCGAGACGAAGCCTCTGATTTAGCCGATGCCGGCAAGGGTAAGACCTACATTATTGCGGCCGCTGGTGGGTGGCTTTACCGAATTGACCCGCAAACTAAAAAGATAATTCGAATTAACGGAACTCCTGGAACTGCAATTTCAGCTAAGGCTATATCCAGTATTACTTGTTCTGGCACAACCGCCACTCTTACAACAAGTGCTCCGCATCAATTAAACCCAGGAGACAAGATTACCGTTACCGGCACACTTCAAGCACACTTGAACGTCTCTGAGGCTACAATTTTAACGACGCCTACTTTAACTTCATTTACCTATACAGCTAATTCATCTTCTTCGGTCGGGTCATCTGTTGGCTCTTATACTATATATAACCCGTCCGTCGGTTACGTGAACTTGCCAAAGTTCATGGACACGACGTATTACACGCTACGCATCGCCGGGGCAGGGAAGGCGACCACGGGAGCAGGACTCACTAATAGCTCAAAGGTTATTGTTGAAGACCCGCTGCCGACTGGCGTTCTGCTTGGTAAAACAGGGACAGACTTTGCTGCCTCCGCAACAACTGTCTCGGGCGGGCTCGACTACGTCACCGTTTCCGACGGTGGAACCGGCTTCAGCAAGAACGCGAAAGCTTACGTTGTTGGAACTACGAACGCTTCGCTCGCGTTAAGATTTTCAAGAGACTCCTCCGCATCCGAAAGACCTTGGCCAGATAGAAACCACCAGACTAACCGTCATTACTTCTGCCAGGCCGAAAAATACCTCATCATTCAAGACGGGGTAAACGCACCTTTTATCTTTGACGGAGAGAACATTCGTCGTGCCCACATAACTTCTAACCCAGCTATTTCAATGGGTATCGGAAGCGGGACAGTCGTTTCTATCTTAGTTACAGACCGAGGCTCTGGGTACACCTCAGCGCCCACGGTTACCATATCTGCTCCCGGTGCCGGGGGCGCAACAACCGCGACGGCCACCGCAATGATTGGGGCCTCAAGTGGGCAGGTTGAGCGTATTACGGTTACAAACGCCGGCACAAACTACACATCAGCGCCGACGGTCACTTTCTCTGGGGGTGGCGGATCTGGAGCTAAAGCTTATGCCATTCTTGAGAACCCAGCTGAAGTTCCAACCGGCTCAATTATGGCCTACGGGCAGGGCAGACTCTTCATAGCTAATCCTAATCGGTTTGAGGTTCAGGCACTCGACCTTGTTGGGTCTCACGTAAACGTCAAAGCTGGAACAACGAGCTCCGGCGCGGTCAATTACCCGCTATCAGATCCAAGAGCCTCGGTTCTTTTTAATACGGAGAACACCTACCTCAATGAGGGCGGGAGTCTGCTCATGCCGTCGTTCATGGGAAGGATAACGGGCATGCAGTTCGTTCCTACTCAGAACACTACCGCAGGGCAGGGGCAGTTGTTTGTGTTTTGTGAGTTCGGCGCGGCAACTTTTGCTGTGACAGCCCCCAGATCACAATGGGGCACCACGTCTGGTTTCCAAACAGTTCTCTACACCAACATTGGAGCTGTCGGTCCGGATGCTTTTGCCCAGGTAAACGGCGATCTATTCTTCCGGTCCAACGACGGTCTTCGTACGTACAAGAACGCAACCGCCGAGATGGCCTCGTATGGGAACACGGCGATGAGTGCCGAGATGAATTCTATTCTCGAGCAAGAACCTATTCATCTTTTGCAGGACGTGAGTCTTGCTTACACAGATCGCGGTCGAGTTCTTATGACCGCTTTACCCCAGGAGTACCAACCGGAAACCATCAACAGTAAGTCCAAGAAAGTATACAAAGCTTTGATTAGTTTGGACTTTAACACTTTGACTGGGAGTCTAGGAAAAACAGCAGCCGCCTATGACGGGATATGGACGGGCGTAGATATGCTCCAAGTTATTGCGGGTGATTTTGGACGGAGAAACAAAGCCTTCATTCTTGGGATCAGTTGTAATCTTAACAGCCTCTGGGAGATTGATTCAACAGCGTACGAGGATCGTCCAATTGCCGGTAGCGAACTTACTTTTTCAAACAGTCTCCTATCTGGGACTTATCAGCTTACAAGTCTTGCCGGAACTCGTAAGGCAAAGTTTGACCTTAGCAGGATAGCTTCACTTGGACCGCAGAGTGTAAAACTTACCCTCAACACTGAAAACGAGTCTGCCGCCACCACATGGACTTCTTCTGGGATGGGACTTCAAGCTGTGTCTCTTACTTACGTCGTAAGTAATTACGATGTCTCAGAAGAAGCATTTCTTTCCGATGCAAGAATCCTTCCATTTGCAAAGAGCCTTTCTGTCAAACTTTCCACCCAGGCTTCCGGAAAGACTTCTGGCGAAGTAGATCTGGGCCCAATCAACACAACTGGTTTCTTATACGTATCCGCTGCCGCCTCTGGAGCCTTACCCGCAGAAAACTCTTCTACCTTCTCGGTTGCTTTTACCGGCGCATCTTCTGGGTCAGTTCCTATTCGTGCTGAGCTAGAAACCTCGGCTTATTCATTTCGCTCGATGTTTGAATTAAAAAAACTCATACGCGCAGATTTTTGGTTTTCAAATCTTCGAGATCAAACGGATGTTGAGGTATATTACAAACCAGACCAATACCCCAGCTGGATATTCTGGGATAACTTCTACATGTTGCCCGAAACATCGGTATCAGTTCGCGCCTTGAGCGGAGACGCAATTACACAAACAGGAATGAGCTCATCTGTTGATGCCAATACCTTAGCAAGCTTATCTGCCGTGTTGCACAAAATAGATCTGACAAAATACTCTTCTCGCCTTACTCGTGGCTTGGGACTTCGTCTCGACTTTGCAACGGGTGCAACTCCTCCAGGCACCGGGTCTGCACCTTACCACATCGGCGTGTCTTATCTTGTGTCCAACCTAACCCCGACTGAGGTGTCGGCTCTTGTAAACGGCACGGCCGACCACACAGCTTTTTATAATTCTTTCAGGACAGTAAACGTTAATTTGCCTACCGACAGAGAAGCCTCAAGGTTCATTAATTTATACCGACCTGCGGGAAACTACCTCTATGTTAAACTTTCTTACCCAAGCATTTTGCCAAACTCATCTTATGATGTGACTGTCACTCCATACGGCTTTAATCAAAGCGGCACCACTCCTGATGTTGTTGACACAACGGGCTTCTTGTCGACTATACCGAATCTTAAACCTCAATTCGCTCCTCAGATCCGACTCATGAATCCTCGCGAACAGGCCGATCCTTTGACCAACAGAATGTTTTCACACGGGTATGACTTTCAAGGTCGTATCGTGTGGACTGGTGCAGCCACACTCCAAAAGATGTTCTTACATTGCCAGACCCTGGTTGAGCAAGTTGGAGGGAATATCTAATGAGTAACGAACTGAACAAAACACAGTGGCAACAGCTTGATGCCGTTGAGCCGTCTTTGTTTCTCCACTACTCCGAAGTGTGCGGCTCTGTGTTTTCTGAAGAACTACTTACTGAGCCGGGTACTTTAACTTTGTCGGGAGGTTCTACACTCTTTGGCGAACCCCTTACAGATCAGAGTGATACTCCATTATTGACATAAGCCTGACAGTACGCCAGAATAGGAGATTCCGCTATGCCTAAGATCACAGACCTACAATCATTCTCAGGGACTTTAAGCAGCACGGACGTGCTTCCGGTCGTAAACTCTTCGGTAACCAAGCAAATAGCTATCTCCGAACTTCGAGGAAACATCCTTTCAAGCGGTTCAGTATCTTCTCAGCAGTTAGCTACCTCTTCGGTTATTACCGATAAAATTGCGGGTCGGGCCATCAATGGCGGCAAAATAGCTTTGGGCACCATTCTTCCCGAGAATCTTGAAACCCGTTCCGGTCTGACCGCTGGTTCATACGGATCGAACAGCGCCGTTCCGACATTCACCGTAAACAGCCAAGGGCTTATTACTGCCGCAGGCTCCACAAGCCTCCGTCAACAGGTGAGTGCTAACGTCTTTCAACCCTTCAACACGCAAGTAGTTGTTCTTTTTAAGACAACCCATGCGATGACCATTAACACACCCGTAACAACTACATTTGGTTCGGGTTCCGCCACCGTTACACTTTCTCCCGCTCTTGCAGACGGAACGGTCATAGCGGCAGGCACAAGTGTTACAGCAACCTTTTCAAATCTTTCGGGCGTTGTCGCTAACGCAACAATATCATTTGGGTACGTGAGCTAACGCCATGATGGTTAGCATCGTCGACAGCGCGACATTCAAGCTGAATATTGGCACCGCCAACACTAATTCGTATAACTTAAATCTTCGGGACTTATTTCTGGCTTCCTATCCTTATGTTGGATCTGGAGCGACGGTAGAGTTCACCGTATTAGGAAATATCGGAAGCACCAGCACGGCATCTTACGCTTTGCAAACCGGGAGCTGGCCTGCTGGAACTAATCTCAAGCTAATCCTTCCAGCTATAAGTGGGGGAAGTACAAATAGCCCCGCAAATGGAATTATTGCGGGTCGAGGTGGAGACGCTACGTCAAGTGGTTGCTGCGACCAAACAGGTCAAGCGGCCAACTCACCGCCGGGAGGACCGGCTATTCTATTGAGTTATCCGCTCACTATTCAAAACAGCGGGATTATTGGATCAGGTGGATCTGGTGGTCACGGCGTCACGCAAAATAGAGACAATAATGCTTTGGGTGACGGTGGTGGTGGGGCGGGCATCAATCCAGGAACAGGTTATCAAGGGCGTTACAACTACACGGGTGGAACATGGGTGTCCTCCTATCTTGTCGGCGGTAATAGCGTAGGCGTAAACGGAGGGGCTTTGGGCGCAGGCACTGCATACGTCGCGACTTCAAAGGCAATCGTAACTCAGGGGAATACCCTCACAGTCACAGGAAGCGGACAACTCTTAGGAGGCACAAGTTAAATTATGGCTCTATTAGCATCTACACTCCCAGCCGGTACAAAGTACGCAACTCCACAAGAGTTGCTGTCTTTGTTCGCCGAAAACCTTTCCGTTCCAGCTTCGGACGCCAGCGTATTTGTTCTGAGCACAACGGCCCCGAACGATCAGTCCAAGATCTGGTTGGATTCTTCCACAGCCAATCCGACTCTTAAGATTTATAACGGCGGCTGGATTTCGATCAGCGCTCAGAACACGTTTACCAGTGGGTTTACTGTTTCGGGCGGAAACGTTCGGTTAATTAACCCTGCGCTCTCGATCGACAACACGGGCACGTATGCTGGTCGAGTGGGTATTGGAACCGAGACACCTACGACAAAGTTGGATGTGGTTGGCGCGATTAAAACCGACACTTCTATTACCACCCCCGCACTAGTTCATCCATCAAGCGGAACTCTGGCAATCACTGGGGGTCTTTCTACGACCGCCGGGCTTACCATAGGAAATGGTAACTTGAGTATTACAGCTGGTGCAATTACAGCAACGGGGAACATTTCTACCTCTGGCGGTACGCTTTCAGCCACCGCGATCAGCGTAGGCACAGGAGCCATCACGGGAGGATCACTCGCCCTTACGGCAGCCTCGATCGATTCGGCTGGCTTGTTGACTGCGGCTAACATCACAACGGCTGGAGTTTTAACCGCAGGGAGCATCGTTCTACCCTCGGCAACAACGGCTACAACAAGTGTTTCTGCTGGTGGTGCAGCAGCTCTCCCAGCAACTCCTGTTGGCTATCTTCAAGTAACAATTAACGGAACGATTAGAAAGATTCCTTTCTACCCGAACACCTAATGACATTTGGCGAAATCAAATCTGAAATCGCACGCGTCGTTGATAATGGAGTTCCGTCAACGGATGCTCGCGTTGTTCAGCGTGTAAACCAGGCCCAGCGCCGGCTCCATGCTATTCGCGCATGGTTGGGTACGATCGCTAAGTATAAAGTGGACGTCACAACCGGCGTCTTTACTTTGCCACCGCAGTTGGAGTCCATTGTTCGAGTAGCCAAGAATAACAACTCAAACCTAGGTTCCGGTAACGTACTTCTTTGCGACAACGCTTATGTCTTTATTCACGATGACGGGGATCTCGTACCTTTAAACTTCGAACCTATCGGATCTACGGCCAACGTCATTCAATTCAGAATTGACGCTTCCGTAAGCCCCGCGCCTACAAGCGTTGTGGTTACGGGTAAAAAGAAAATGGTCGAGGTAGAGAATGATGGAGACGAACTCATCATTGCCGATCTTGAAGCTCTCAAGTTGATGGTTCTTGCGTTGTGGCGTGAAGAAAACAACCAAATCGACATGGCTACAAGTCTCCAGGCTAAAGCCGTGGAGCATCTGGCCTACAAAACGGACATGTCGGTTGAAGAAGCTCGCCGGCTCGTTTATCAATCCAAACTTTCAACGCACCCTGTTGGCAGCATGGGTTATGTCCGAGCCAAACTCGGCTTGGATCTTGAGTTTGGTATCAAGCTTGAGGACGCAAAGTTGTTTGACCTGGTCAACAAAGCTCAAGATCTTTTGATCACCAAGAAGCGGCTTTTGCTTTCCTCTTTGCGTTACGGGGTAAAGGATGGCTTAGCCCTCCCGACTTACAGCTACATCGTTTCCGACACAGCTATGCTTCCCGTGTCCAATTACCAGATCGTAAAGCTTGTCGTTCTTGCAATCACAGCCATTTCACTATCATCCAAAAACGCCCAGCTTAGCCTAGACCAAGCGGCCAAGTTTGAGGCTGAAGCCATCAAGATGTTGGAAGAAGAGCTCAATGTGGAGCTGGAATCCAAGCGGCACGGAACTTACACAACGGCTTTATCCACGGCCATCCCGGGGACACTAGGGTATATGAAAGCTCGTTTCGCCCTGGAAGCGCCACTGGGTTTGCGTCTGTCTGACTCAGAGTTGACTCGGTTTATCAATCAAAGCGAAGAACAGTGCATGCGGATGGGTACTTTTGTGGGTACGATCAAAACTTACACCCTGACAATCGACCAGAAGGATGGGCTTGTTTACGTGCCGAACGACGTAGAAGCCATTCTCGGAGCAACCTTTAACGGATCTCCGATCCCTGTGTACGACGAGTTCTATGATTTCAAGGAAAACGGACCTGGCTACCAACAGACCGATATCGATACCTACAACACCCAGAACCTAACAGCTTCTCCTTGTCTGATTGCAAGAGGAGAGACTCGAGTAAACAACGTTCAATACCGCGCTTACTTTGTTCGCGGTAACTGGTCCAACAATTCTTATGTCCGTCTCCTGGTTAAGAAACGGCCAGTCTACAAGACCAACGACAGCGATGTGATGAGCATCAAAAACTACCCAGCTATTTTCAATATGGCCTTGGCGGCTTTGACCATGACAAGCAATACAGAGCAGTCGGTCATGCATGAGCAAAAAGCTCTAATGCTTCTTCGTGATGAGCTGCGGGAATCCAAGACAGGGGAGCACCACTCGATCCGCGTTCAGGCTGAGAACTTCGCCCTTGGCGGAGTTATCCCGATGATATGAGCGAAGTAATCACACCAGTAACAGTCATTGGAGATTCAGCTATCGGGGGTACCGCCACCGTTGATAGCGGCGATATCGCCGTAGTTGCGGGAAATCTTTCTTCGATCGATGTTGTATCAAACAGTATCGGTAGTGTTTTAACGAATGCGACCAATATAGCTTCCATCAATACTGTAGCGGGAAGCAACACGCAAGTTGTAAACGTTTCCGACAACATGGCAAAGGTCCAAACGGTATTTAGCAATATCGACAGTGTTATTACGGATGCGAACAACATAACTTCAATCAACACTGTCGCAGCAAGCAATACGCAGGTCGTAAACGTTTCGAACAATATGACTAAGGTTCAAACCGTTTATGACAAGCTCGGCGAGCTAAACCGGTACTACACAACTTTCTTGGGGACTAGCGCGACAGACCCAACACTTCGCCTGGACGGGTCGGCAGTTCAGACAGGGGACTTGTATTACTCGACCTCAATGCCCGGAATGAAGGTAAAGACAGCTTCGGGCTGGGAAGCGGCTGGGTCAGGTATATCAGGGACATTCAAGTTTTCAGCTGGGTCAGTCTCCGCACCATCCATTACAACTTTTGGGGACGAAGACACGGGAGTGTATTTCCCGGCAGCCAACACAACGGCTCTTGCAACAAACGGGGTTGCGCGTCTTAGCGTTGGACCTACGGGAACAGTCACAATAGGGGGAGAGATTTCCGCTACGGGTGGTCTAACTGGGAATGTTACTGGGAATGTTACTGGGAATGTTACTGGGAATGTTACGGGAAATGTTACTGGGAATGCTTCAACTGCTACGGCACTAGCCACGGGCAGAACAATTGGGATGACTGGCGATGTTACTTACACATCTGCGTCTTTTAACGGCAGTAGCAATGTAACCGGTACAGCTACCTTAGCT